GGATTCTCCGAGGGGCATAGCCTACGGGATTGCGGGTTCGCGGTCGGTAGTCAACTCTCTTGATAGCGAATGCTTGTACTGCCTGCTAAATGGCGGCCAGGAGTGGCGACCTGGGGAATGCGGCAGCCAGCTACCAATGCACGCCACATGGAATGCTATCAGCTATCAACGCGGGTATCTGGAAAGCCGAAGCGGCGCCGGTGTCCCGCTCCAGTTCAATGCGGGATGACTCCCGGCTAGTCACCGGGCCCGCTCCAAACACCTCCCCCTGGAGTTGTTTTAGCCCGCTGTCCGGTTCGCCGGCAGTGGGCAATTTTATATGTGCCTTCGCGACTGACCATTGAGCTGACATGGGGTGAAATTCCCGCAGACAGTGGTCGATCGCGAGGGTGACAGCCAAGAGAATCGACCCTGCAATGCATTGCGTGGCCTCTGCATCGGTAGTGTTACCGACCAACAGGAACCGCCTCTTGCCCCGGTCTTAACCGGTTCCCTCGCCCTACAGGAGTGCATATGGAAGACCTGGACGAGCTGATTGAAGTGCAGGTCCGCTTCCAGATGCAATTGATCGCCGCTGCCGGCCGCGAGCCGACCGAGCGAGATCGTCACATTTGCCGCGAAGTCTTAAGAAGCTTGGTGCGCACCGCGCAAAACCACGCGATCGCAGCGTTCCAGCACGATATGCAAACTGCGCAGGAATTACCTTTTCTGCACTAAATAGGAGAAACAAAATGGCAGACCAAGACATGATGGCCGACGATCAGGCCGATCAAGCCGCCGATACCGACGAAGCAACTCCCGATACCACCGCTGGATACTGCATCGAGATTCACGTATCTCCTGATGGCAAGGTAAGCGTTGGTGTCGAGCCCAAGTCCGCAGAGGATGAGGAAACCGACGAGGAAAACTATCAGCCGGTTGGTTCTTTTGCCGAAGCAATCAAGCTGGCCAAGGAAATCTACGCCCACGCCGGCAACATGGAAGACGTCGCGGCAGGCCAGGACGACATGGCTGCAGGCTACGGCAAGCAAGCTTAAGCATTTTTCACCCATTCAGCAGGATTTGAGGAAGTCCTTCTGAAGACTTAACCAAAAAAAGGATTGCAAATGGATACAGCAGAAGCCAAACAAGCCATTATCGATGCCACTGATGGCAAGGGCGACCAGACTCTGGATGAAATGGCGGACAACCTGATCAAGCGTGTCGGGATGTTCGTGGGCGAGTGTGTGGGTGGCGACACTTTCTGCGGTTTCTCGATCGAAGAGATCCGCGGCGAAAACGGTTTGGTCCATGAATTGCGCCTAGTGGCGTGTGACTTGGTATCGGGTGAGCCGGTACGGAGGGCTGCGCGATGAGTCCATTGGATTATCAGCACCATATTCGCGTGATTCGCGGCGATGTTGAAGGCGTTTATTTGATTGGCAATCACGTTGTCAATTTGCCTATTGAGGGCAAGAACGCCGATTACATCACTGATGAAGATGTCGCAAAATGCGGCATTCCTGGCGTTCGCGTTGAATTTCATCCGGTTGGCGTAACCCTTCGCAAGCGATTCGACTCTCTGCAAGAGTATATTCAACGCCAAATCAACTATCGAGCTCGTTGCGAAAGCGAAGACCTGAAGGAATTGGCGCGCGTTGAGAAGATGCGATTGGCTAAATTGACCACTAAGCTTTCTCGCGAAGTGGCGAGAGTCGCGCGCGGCTGATCATGTACGCCTACATCCATCAGGAATGCGGCAAGCCTGCTTTCTTGTATGACCATATGCCAGCGGTTGGTGAGCCAGTAACGTCAAGGCACGTCAGAACGCTGGATGGTAAGGAAATCGAGCCATGCTCTAAGCGAGTCTGCGAATCGTGTGGCAAGCCGGTTTTTGGCAAAGGCATGTTTGGCACTAATTTGCAGCGCAAGTGCTTGGTCGAGGTCTGATCATGGCAAGCGACACTAAGTTGACTCCAAAGCAAGAAGCGTTTTGCTTGGCTTATGTCGAAACTGGCAATGCAAGCGAGGCATATCGACGCTGCTACAACGCCGAAAAGATGAAGCCCGATGTTATTTCGGTGAAGGCTTGTGAGCTACTCAAAAACGGTAAGGTCGCGGTAAGAGTGCAAGAATTGCAAGCCGCTGCCGTAAAGCGCCACGAAATCACCGTTGATGACCTTGTTCAAGAGCTTGATGATGCGCGAATGACGGCATTGGCAGCCTTGATTCCACAGTCATCCGCGGCAGTCGCGGCGACTATGGGTAAGGCTAAATTGCTTGGCCTATTGGTAGATAAGCAGGAAGTCACAGGCAAGAACGGTGGGCCAATTGCCGTTACCTCTGCTAAGGATCTGACAGATGACGAACTTGCAGCTATCGCCGGAAGAGGCGGCGCAAGAGCTTCTGATCCGGCGTAGGGCTCGATCTGACATTCTCGATTACGTCAACGCGATCGAGATCCCTGGCAAGCCGGCAAACGAGAACGATCCGGACGAGGAGTTTTTCCTGCCGGTCGAAACGACAGTGGCGCAACATCATAGGCTGCTGTTGCAAAAGCTGGATGAGATAAGTAAGAGACCGCACGGCCGCATGATGATCTTCATGCCGCCAGGTAGTGCGAAGTCAACTTACGCATCGGTTGTTTTTCCTTCCAAATTTTTAGGGGAAAAGCCGGGTCGTAAGGTGATTTTGGCGTCGTACGGCGATGATCTAGCCCGCAAGATGGGACGCAGAACACGCCAAATCGTTAAGTCAAAGCGCTTCAGGGCAATTTGGGAATGCGAACTTTCGACAGAGAGCAGCGCGGCCGATGAATGGAGTCTGTCGAACGGCTCCGAATACATGGCATGCGGCATTCTGTCTGGCATCACGGGCAATCGTGCCCACGGCATCATTATTGATGACCCGATTAAAGGGCGCGAGCAGGCGGAAAGCGAAACCATCCGCCAGAAGACTTGGGATGCTTACGAAGATGACCTGAAAACCCGCCTTATTCCTGGTGGGTGGATCGTGTTGATTCAGACTCGCTGGCACGAAGACGACCTTGCCGGCCGCATTCTGCCTGATAGCTGGGATGGTCAGAGCGGTCCTATTGAGTGCAAAGATGGGAATGTGTGGGAAGTCGTCTGCTTACAGGCTTGCTGCGAGGTTGATAATGACCCGCTAGGCCGTCTGCCTGGCGAATACCTCTGGCCGGAATGGTTCGATCGCCAGCACTGGGCGCAATTCGAAAGCAACCCTAGAACATGGTTCGCGCTGTATCAACAGAAGCCGCGGCCAAGCGAGGGCGGCGAGTTCAAAAAGCATTGGGTCATGCATTACAAGGATGCGCGTGCTGGCGCCGGGATGAACAAGATTATCTTGGTCGATCCATCAAGCGGGCGCCGGAAGAGCAAAAACAATGACTTCACATCAATGTGGGTTATTGGCTTGGCGCATGATGGAAATGCCTACGCGTTGGACATTGTGCGCGACAAGCTGAATCTCACTGAGCGCGCTAGAACGCTTATGGCGCTGCATAGGAAATGGAAGCCGTATGAGGTTCGCTATGAACAATATGGCATGCAGGCAGATATTGAGCACATTCAGTCGGTCATGGAGCATGAGCAATACCGCTTCAAGATCATTGAAATCGGTGGCGGCGTCAATAAAGAAGATCGCGTTAGACGCTTGATTCCGAAGTTTCAGAACGGCGAAATCTGGCTGCCCGAAACATTCTGGTACACGCGCACCGATGGCAAGCAGTATGACTTGGTGCATGAGTTTATCCATGAGGAATACCTGGCATTTCCAGTCGGTCGGCATGACGACATGATGGATGCACTGGCGCGCATGTGCGAACCGGGCAAAGATTTCGAATTGAAGTGGCCATCGCAGCAGAAAGTGATGCCAAATTTGCCTGGTTTCTCGTCCAGCACGCGCGGCATGGGGGCGCTCGGATAGATCAAAGGCCAGCCGGTGGTGCCGCAAAACGCCGGCAGTTTCGGCGCATGCGGCGCGGCGGGTTTGTTGCAGAGTTTTTCCCGTCCTTCCGTTGTGCGTGACGGGCCGGCGACCGATAAGCGCTCCTCTCGCTTCCCTTGCGGATAGGTCGCCGAGTAGTACAGCGTTATGAAGTGAGCTTGTGCGGTAGCTGCTGCAGCAGTTAGGTACGAATGCGTACCCGCCGGCTCTCTTGATAGCGAATGCGCAGGCTGATGCGCCATTTAAACTTGCTTGCTACGCAGCTTAGGCCAACCGACGCCGAAGCGAAATGCATGATTGATCGGAAGCCAGAGATCAGCACTGGCCGCTATCACACAAATATTTAGGCCGACGACTAAATTTAGTCCGTGAGCTAAATCACTGTAAGCCTCGCCAAGTGCGGGGCTTTTTCATTTCAGGAGCAAATATGGCAACGACGCCTATTGGTTATATCGATGAGACGCTGGGACCGGTTCCGGTCACGCAGAACGAGCCGCTGCCGGTGTCCATTGTTGACGTCCAGGGACCGAAGCAAGCCACTCTTTCGCAGTCCGTTGTGCAGGCGACCGATGCTGCATTTGCGCTTAAGGCGCTTCCCGCGGCAATCGCGGTTGCCTCCGCTCCTTCGAACGCCACTTCCGCAGCGTATGAGACAAATCGTGTCGTCAAGAATGCTGCTGGCGTCGTATATGGCGTCACCGGTTACAACTCGAAGGCTTCTGCGCAATTCATTCTGCTTTTCGACGCCATAGCGCTGCCTGCTGAAGGTGCCGCGCCAAAGGTCGTCATTACCGCAGCCGCTTCGTCGAATTTCAGCATCGATTTCGGTGCGTACGGCAGAGCATTTACCAATGGGATTGTGATCTGCAACTCATCCACTGGCCCGACTAAGACGATTGGATCGGCGGATTGCTGGTTCGATGTTCGATACGTTTAAAAATTTTGGCAGTGCATTGATCGATGCACTTCTAAACCGTGGCCGCCTAGAGCGGCTTTTTTGTTGCCCGCTGTTTATTAAATAACATTTTAGAGAAGGAAGCATCATGGCAAACAATCTGATTATTGTCCGCAATGGCGAAGGC